CTTCAGACAATGGTAGCTTAGCACAAATGGCTAAGATACACGCATGTATTAGAGAATTAGCCAAAGAGTCTGGCTATACATTTGATGAAATGAAAATTTTAGTTAAAAAACATTCTGGTCTCTGTTATAACGGAGGTGATGCAGAATACTGTAAGTCTTTTAAAGAATGTAGTAAAGATGAATTAGCAATGGCAATAGAATCTGCCGTTGAAATAGGTAGAGATTTAAATATTAATCTTTAGAGTTTTCATCTTCTTCTTTGACGATATTTTCTATGTTAATAGATTTTTCTTCAAAGAAATTGTTTGCAATTGATTCTTTTTCAATTTCAGCAATCATCAATGTAATTGTATAAAAAGCTTTTTCTAAATCATTATGTTCACTATATGTTTTAGATAAAATGTTTTTGAGGATCTCCTCAGCATTTTCTTTTTCATTGATTAAAGTAAATAAATAGTATAATGTGTTTTTCAACATTAAATAATATATTTTATTGACTTTAACATTTACAATTGCGTCATCTTTAAGTTCTTTAACTTTAGTTTCCATATTAAAAATAGTTTTAACAAATTTAATAAAAAAATGAAAACAGAATCGGAAATAGATGAAATTAAACAAAAAATGTTTGCTAAACTTGAACCAAGTGGTTGGAGTAGAATTTTTAAATCTTTTATATTTAGTTCTGAGTTTACTGACATTCTCACTAAACTTTATGAGTTAAGTGTTAATGATAAAAGGTTTACTCCAACATTAAAACAAGTATTTAGAGCATTTGAAGAATGTCCATATGATGATTTAAAAGTAGTATTTATAGGACAGGATCCATATCCACAGCTGGGAGTTGCTGATGGTATATCATTTAGTTGTGGTAATACAAATAAGGTACAGCCTAGTTTAAGATATATTTTTGAAGAAATTGAAAGAACAGTGTATCAAGAATTTCCTTCATATCAAGATCCAGATTTAAGCAGATGGTCTAAACAAGGTATACTTATGCTTAATACAGCTCTTACAGTTGAAGTAGGTAAGATTGGTAGTCATTATGATATATGGAAACCTTTTACTGCGTATCTGTTAGATTGGTTAAATAACTATAATACCGGATTAATTTATGTCTACATGGGGAAAAAAGCTGAAGAATGGTCTGAGCTTACTAATGATAATAACTACAAGTTTACTGTTAAGCATCCTGCTTCTGCTGCTTATAACGGCTCTAAATGGAATAGTGATGATATATTTAATAAAATATCTAAACTTGTAGAAGAAAATAATGGTCAAAAAATAACATGGTAGTATGGAAGATATATTTTTAAAATTTGTCAAAGAGGGAATAACGCCTAATAGTTATTATGTATTACACTGCATTAAAAGTAAAATAGTACCTCATTCTTTTATAAATAAAGAGTTAGAAACTAAGAGATTAATTAATGACGGTTGGCTAAAAGATAACTTGACATTAACAGATAAAAGTATTATCTTTACTACTGAAATTGATGGCTTCTTTAAGAAGTCTAAAAAGAAAACATCTAAAAACTTACTGGGAGATAATTTTGAAGATAATATTAAGAAATATTCTGATATATTTCCGAGTATAAAATTGTCTAGTGGTAAGTATGCAAGATCTAATCCTAAAAACTTAGAAAATGCATTTAGATGGTTCTTTGAAACTTATGATTATGATTGGGAAACAGTTTTACTAGCTGCAAAAAAGTATGTTTTGGAATACAGAGAGATTAGTTATCAATATATGAGAACATCTCAATATTTTATTAGAAAACAAAACACAGATAAGACTTGGGACTCAGATTTAGCTGATTATTGTGAGATGATTATAAACAAACCAGATGATGAAATAATATTTATTAAAGAAAGATTGTTTTGATAATAGTAAACTTAAAAAAGTTATTCCTTGGATTTATAGGCAGCGTTTGCTTATATTTATTTATTAATAACTTTGTCGTAGAACTTAGTGTGTGGAAGTATATTCTTATAGAAGGTTTAATAACCTTGTCCCATTGGATATATGATCAAATTAAACCCACCATTGATAAAGATTTATAACTTAATCAATATAATATGTATAATAATGCAAGCCCTTTAAAGGCTGTGAGTGAAAGAGACGCTGTTAAAAAAGCTCTCTATAAAATGAAAGCTAGACACAATGGTGAATTAAAATCATTGAAGACAGCTTGGGTGAATTTTAATAATGTTTTTTGTGATGGTCTAGAATGGAGAACTATTACAGTTGTTGGTGCTCGGCCAGGAACTGGTAAGACTTTATTTATGGAACAATTGGTTAATGATGTCATAATGATTAATCCTGACCAAAAGTTCAGAATACTAAAGTTTCAGTTTGAGATGTTAGATGAGACAAATGGCATTAGAAAATTGTCTATGAATGTTGGTTCTGATTACAATACTCTGATGAGTAAGGATAAACCTGTTGACAAACGTATTTTTCAAAAGTGTGTGGAATTTTATGAAAGTACTTCAAGTTATGATATAGTAGATGTAGTCTATGATCCATGTACAGTGGATGAGATGTGTGCTACTATTCATGCTTATATGGAGAAGCATAAAACAGAAGATGGTTTTACTAATACTTTAGTCACTATAGATCACTCAGCTTTATTTAAAGTTGGTAAGGGGCAGAAGGATAAGTTTGAGATGCTCTATGGTTTAGGTGAAGCTCTTACAGAAATGAAGAAAAGGTTTCCTGTGGCATTCTTAGTTCTTAGTCAGTTAAACAGAAATGTTGAAACTATAGAGAGAGCTAAAGATGGTACATATGGAAACTATATTCTAGATTCTGATTTATATGGTTCTGATGCTTTATTACAACATGCTGATGTAGTGCTTGGTATTAACCGTCCTGCTAATAGAAGGCTTAAATTCTATGGACCTGAGAGGTATATTATCAATGACCCAGATTTATTAGTATTTCACATACTAAAGTCTAGAAATGGATTTATGGGTATGAACTTCTTCAAGTTAGATAGAGATGTCATGAGGATTATGGAAGTTGATCCACCACCAACATCATCGCATTAAAATTAAAAATTATGTATAACAGAAAAGACAAAGAAAAGGAGTTGATGGGACATCACTCAAAGTTTTTAGAAAAGCTAACCGGTGGTTATCAGTTTACAGCTAAGACTGCATTCTATAGCAAGGGTAAGTTTGGAAGACAGATTCAGTTTTTTGAGAATGAATTAAACAAGGGTACTGATATCTATGTAGAATTAGTGGACATTGAAAGAGATGCAAGAGGTCATGAAATAAACATGATTCCTATGTTTTGGGAAAGACCGCTATTCAAGTATAGATACAATCCCTATTTTAAGGAAGAGTATGAAGTTAAAACTTCTACAAATTCTAGAGGAGATGAATATTCTGTATATGTTATTCCAACTTCTGAGCTTGTATGTGTAAACAAAGGGTCTGAAGAGATTCCTTACAATAGCTATGAGACACAGAGAACTGAAGAACCAAAAGAACAAAAGAAGCTAAGTGTGTTTCCAGATTTTGAGGAAGAGTTTGTTCCTAAACTTAAGACTCAAGAAACTGATGAAGATGTATCTAGCATTCTTTTGCAAATTGCTGAAGGTTTTCAAAAACTAGCACAAAAATTAAAGTAAAATGGGTATAGTACTTCCAACTAAAAAAGTAAAAGCTGACAGAGTTAATCCTAAAAGATTAATTGTGTATTCAAAGCCTAAGACAGGTAAGACAACTGCATTTGCAGGTCTTGATGATAATTTAATTATTGATTTAGAAAATGGTGCAGACTATGTTGAAGCCATGAAAGTCAAAGCTAATAATCTTCAGGAGCTAAAAGAAGTTGGCAAAGCAATTAAAGAAGCTGGTTATCCATATCAATATATTACTATTGATACTGTTACAGCTTTGGAAGATATGGTTATGCCACTTGCAATTAACTTATACAAACAAACACCAATGGGTAAGAATTATTCTGGAGACAGTATTCTTACATTGCCTAATGGTGCGGGTTACTTATATGTTAGGCAAGCATTCTTTCAAGTTTTAGATTTTATTGATACCTTAGCTCCCCATATTATTTTATCTGGTCACATTAAGGACAAACAGGTAGATGATAAAGGAGAGATGGTTATGTCTGCAAATATAGATTTGACGGGCAAGATAAAATCTCTAATCTGTGCTAACGCAGATGCAATTGGTTATATGT